TTATGACACAAAAATAATATATATATATATATATATCTAAAATGCGTGAGAGAAGTTGATGATTTATTTCATCAACTTCTCTCAAATTTAATATTTTTTTTCTGCGTAATATTGAGCTATTGATCCTATCTTATATTTATCAAAACTTTCAAGTCTTAATGCTTTTAATATTGCATATTTTGTATAATCCTTTACAGTTTCAATAAATGCTAATTCTTGTATAGTAGGATTACCATTATTACTATTCATCGGATAATCACTCAATGCTTCAAATGTATGAGTTGGTAATTCTTCGCCAGCTTCCATCTTAGCTTGGAATTTATTCATATTGCTGATCATAATTCCATTAAATAATGATGGAGTATAATCTCTTACACCCAATCCTCTTAATTGCATAGCTTCTTCTACCTGCTGAGGATTATTCATCTTAACATCATTAGCAAGTTCATCTTCTACTGCTTGAAGTTTTTCTTTTTCTTCTTTAGCTCTCTGTATTTCAGATACTGCTGTTTGTTTTACATTATCTTTTACAATATTAGCCACTTCATCAGTATTTAACTCTCTTCCAACAACATTAACTTTCTTCTGATCATCTTTATCGTTATTAAATACAACATCATCTTCATCAGCATCTTCTAAATGAAGAGCAATATTATCATATTTTCTATCTACTACATTATTTACAGATTCTAATACTTTCTTAGCAAATCCAGATTTCTTTTTAATAGCTTCTTTAATATAATACTCTACACCTTGAGGACATCTTTCATTTAAGAAATCCTTAAAGCATTTATCTATATCATCTTTATAAGCTACTTTATATTCATCATTAAGAGGAATAGCATCTCTATATGTATTAGTAAGAACATCAGTTAAATATTCTTTCTTAGCCATATCTCTTGATTTATCTATCATTCTTAATTTATAATCATCTGACTGCTTAAAATCATCATTTATTTTTTTATTATTCTCTTCATCTTCTATGTTATCCATAAAATCCAAGAGTCTAATTTCTCTATTGTCAGGCATTTTCCGTTATCCTTTCAATTCTTAATGTTTATTTTTTTGTTTTTAGGCTATATTATTCTGAAGTGTATTCGTTAATAGTAATATCTTCTACATCACATAATAACAATTCTGGTATATACCATCTTCTCTCAGATACTGATAAATCAGAAATATCCGTAGTATTATTTCTAACAGACTGCATAGTAGTTGGATAACTATTTATATGATTAAATCTTATATGATCTACATATCCAAAATTCTGCTCTATTCTCCTCATCAAATTTGATATGAATAGATTATTCATTCCTTTTTCATTAATCTTTTCAACTTCAGATTTAATAAAGTTTTTAACATCTTTTACAGCTACTGTAGTATCAGTACCAGGAACAAACCACATATCAAATGATAATCTTAGATTAACGGTATCTAATTGCTCTGCATCTTCTCCTACTAGGAAGTTCTTACTTCTACCATATGTATTGTAGAATTTTAAATCAATACCTGTTTCATTTCTTAGTCTAGTATCAATTATATTTTGTATAAAATTATAATGTGCTAAAAATGAGTTAAAGAAATAAACAGATTTAGCTTCATCTAATATAGTTGATGCTCGTAAGAATGAAATAGTCTTCATTTCTACATCCATTAAATCATGTGTGAATGTAACATGACCATGATCATCAGATACTGCTTCAGTATAATCTTCATAATCAAGATATGTCCTTACACTCTCTAATGACTTCATAAATACTATAGGCTCAGTAACTGTAGCATATGTATTTGTCCATATATACTTATCATAATGACCATGTGTTGCAAACGGGTTATCAGTCATACTAGATTCATTTTCTACCAATCCACCTAATACTTCAGAATAATTTCTCTTATATAATGTATATATTTTTACTACAGTATTATCTATAGGTATCATAATATCATCATATTCTGTCATATTAACTAGATTTTCAAATTTAACTATAGTACCAGTATTTATTAAAGATGTAACATCATTTACTGGAACATTATCCATGAGCATATTACCATTTTTATCATATTTATAATAAAAATTATTATCTACTTCATGTACTTTATAATATTCTCCATTAGTAGGATTTCTATAAATCTTACCAGATAATAATCTTAATTGACCATTTGAAGTAATATGGTCATCTGTAAATATTTCAGATTTGAATAAAAAACTATCACTGTTTGAATCATATTCTGTTGGTACCATTTCAGTATAGAAAATAATCTTTTCATCTTTTACTACTGTAAGAATTACTCTCATATCATTATCTGATAAAGAATATCTATCATTTAAGTGATATACTGGATTACCATCAGCATCTTCTCTATCTACTTTAATTAGTGGATATGCTTTCTTATCTACAGTCATTGTAGATGTTACTTTACACATAATCTCATATTTCTTTTCTTTAATAAATCTTCTCTTTACAGATATATTATAACTAACAAACTGTAAATACATCTCATTATTTACATCAGTAAAATCTAAAGTAGATACATTATTTACATATGTAAGATATGTAGATACTAGATTAGGACTCTTAGTAAATTTAATAAGAAATGGATTTATTAATAAAAATTTCTTCTGTGCAGGATTATCATAATTCTTATAATCATCTTCTGTTAATTCCCATACTAATTTTGTATCCTTTAATCCTTTTCGAGATTTCCATTGGGCAAATGAACATGGTCTGTTTAGATATGATGGAATTACAGATGGGTCTAATGTACCTGGTATTATATATGGAGTATTATTAGCTCCAACATCTGCATCATATAATGCTTTATATGTACTATTCTTAGTAGTATCTCTAAAATATTGAGCATTTCCAGATGTATCAGTACATGTAAATACTGTACCAGGTTCTATTATAAATACATTCTTTTCAGGATTAGTCATATCATATAGATTAATATTCAAATTAAGAGTATTAGTTTTATATATGTATGTATCATTTCTTACGATCATGAATGCAGAATATACTCGTTCATATACATCATCTCTTTTTTTAATAAATAAAATATCTGAATTACCAAATCTATATTTATAATTATTAAAGAACTGCTGTAAATCACTTTCAGTTGTTAATGCTAATGCAGTTCTGTATCCCTCTACTGATAGAGCTTTTAGTACTTCAACACCTTGTTGGTCTCTACCACCTTGAGATGCACCAACTGGCATAGCAGCAGTTAAATAAGAATTAGCATAATTATATTTTTCATTAGATGGTATTAATGATATATTCTTTCCTTTATATACATCAAAATTACCATCAGCACCTTTTGTCATATATAGAATAATTCTCAAGTTAGAATTAAATTCTGGCATAAAGTATGTATCTTTTGAGTTAAATGATAATCTTAATACACCCTCTTGAATTATCTGATAATAACAAAATGGATCTTTTAATGGTTGTGAATATACTATAAGAGTCTTCATTTGAACTTCTTCATTAGTAATTGGTGAAGTATAGAAGACTTCAAATCCAGCTAATTTACCTTCAAAAGATAAATCTACTACTGGATAATTTATTTCACTATTAGTGATAATTTGTTCATTTCTTTCATCTCTAATACACTGATGAGTTTCTACTTCTAATGCAATAAACCCATCACTAGATCGTCTTACTTTAACATAAGGGTCTTTTACATGAGATAAACTATTTTTAAATTCTTCTTTAAAATATCTAGCAGAGAATAAATAATCATATCCACTACTAGTTACTCTTCTAACAATACTTATTATGATATCATAATCTAGTACATATGGAATATTTTCTACATAAATCGTAGTATTCTTATCTATATAAAAATAAGAAGTATTTCTATTTCCAGGATTTGTACTAGCTTTCATATTTTTAATAATAGCAGCTTCTTCTAATACAAGAATAAACTTGCAAGAAGCAGCTTTAGATAAAACATCATCTAATTGAAATATTGCTGCATGAGAATATATAGACTCTTCTATCTCTGCTCTATTTGGAAAACTTTCTCTAAATAATACAGATGCTGTATTAAATGTATCTTCTGATATATTAGAAATTAATTCTGTTGTATAACCAAACATACCAACATTTCTTAAATCTAAGTCTATATCTTCAAAATACTTATCTGCTAATTCATTTGTAACAAATTCTTTTACAGCATAATTATCTATATAATCCCTATTAATGTTATTTTTATTTGCCATATAGATATTTCCCTACCTTCTTTTTCTTTTACCTTTAGATGATTTATTCCTTGATGGAGTTATAACTTTATGATTACCAGTACCAAATCTAGCACGTCCTCTACTAAGAGTATTGGCAATAGAAGTTCCACTTCTATTTATTCTATTATTCGTATAATTAGTTTCTGGTCTAAATCGTAATTTATATTCAACTGGTATTTTTCCATCAGTATTTCTAATAGTTTCAATATATGGTGCACCAACCATACCATTACTTGATGTTAATAATTTATCGTCGTATATTGGAGCATATACTGAACTATTGCTATCCATTCTAGCATTATAATTAAACTCTAATAATGTATTTGGATGATAATCTCTCTTAAACGAAAATACAAAATTAACATCCATTGTTGGGTCTTTAATTGCATTACCAGCAGACCATGTTAATTGAGCTGATGGAATATCAGTTGGAAATACTCCATAATATTTTGACCAGAAAATAATAGTTTCACCATCTTCAGCAGTTACGATATAATAACAAGCTGCGGCATAATCTAAAATTTTCTGTTTAATTGTATCTGATAATGGGGCTATATTACCTCTATAACATCCGCTAATATATGATACCCACGCTTTTAAAGTTTGATACATATGAAAATTTCTATCATCTCCAAATTGTATACTAAACTGACCAGCAGACCTTGATTCATTTACAGTCTTACCATAACTTATTTTAAATCCAGTATATGAAGTACCATAAGAGTTTGTAGAAAGAACTTCATCTGATAATGAAAACGATTGTGCATAATTAGACATTAATAACATAAAATCATGGTCTTGTCCATTATTAGCAACAAGATTTCTTAATACCCATGGTGATGAAGCTGCAATATGGCTAAATTCTTCATTACCTTGTAATTCAGGTAATAGATTATATCCCTCATCCAATATATTACATGAGGGTCTTACAAAAAATACATGACCAAATCCTTTCTGTAATGCCATATTAGGATTTGGCAATTTATATCTATTATAATAATTTGAATAAGTTTCGAGTATATTATGGTGAGTCTGGTTATCATCTGGTAAAAAAACCGTTTTATTTAACTGACTTACCAATTTATCCAGTGGTACAGTAGATGGTTCCCCTTGAGGAATTTGAATAAATTTATTATTTGTAGAATATAATCCAGTTCCTACTGAAGGAATATCGAATGCTAAACTTTTTGTATCTGGACCAGCACTACCATGCGACCCAACATCTCCCGATCTTCCTATATAATTTACACTACTTGAAGCCATCTAAATACCTCCTTTCTTATCTAAATCCTAGCTTATACCAGTGTTTTTTGTGATATTCTCTATAACTGTTAGTATAATAATTATAGAAAGTGAAATTTATTATGAAATATAGAGGGTATATTATATCAGATATTCATGTAGGTGCTATGGATTTAGAAACCTTATATAATGAATATACTGAATTATTTATAAATAGAATAAAGAAAGATACTAAATTAGATTTTGTTATAGTATGTGGAGATTTTTTTGATCATAAATTTTATCTAAATGATAACGCTGCTAAAATGAGTTATAAGATGTTAAAAGATTTAATTGAAGTATGTAAAGATAAAGATATACCGTTGAGATTTGTATATGGAACTGAATCTCATGAATGTAATCAATATGATATAATGAATGTAATGAAGCTATATGATAATGTAAAAGTAATTAAGTTTGTATCAGATGAGGAATTATTACCTGGGTTAAATATTCTATATCTACCAGAAGAGCATGTAAATGATATGGATGACTATTATAGTAAATATTTATCCAATTATGATAAATATGATTATGTATTTGGTCACGGGGTAATTAGAGAAGTGATGACAGATTTATCTGTTCATATAGATAATAAATCAGATGATAAAAGGAAAAAAACTAAAGTATTTACTACTAAAGAATTAGATAATATATGTAAAGGTGAAGTATACTTTGGTCATTATCATATAAATATAGAAACTGATGATAAGTTTTTCTCTATAGGAAGTTTTAGTAGATGGAGATATGGAGAAGAAGAAAGAAAAGGATTTTATATAGTAGAGTGCAATACTGATAAAGAGAAGTATTCACATGAGTATATAGAAAATACTTTAGCTAAAGATTATAAAACTATTAGGATAGGTTATAATAATGAAATATTTACTAATGAAGATAAATTAAAAGAATCTATAGATGGCTTTAATAATATGATTAAGCGAGAAGCTTATGATAATATAAGAGTAGTATTTAATATTCCTAGTAATATTGACCATCCAGAATCTACTATTAATTATATTAAAGAAACTTTAAAAAAGAGTGATAAAATAAAGGTAGAGATAGTAAATGGATATATAGATGAAAAAAGAAAAATACAAAAAGAAAAAGTAAATGAAACTAATCAATTATATTCATTTATATTTGATAAGAATTTACCATTAGAAGATAAAACAAGTAAATTCATTAGTATTACTTATAATAAAGAAATTAGTAGTAGTGATATAAAGAAATATTTATATCAACCACTAAATGAAATAATATAAAAAAAAGAAGTTTATACTGATTAGTTTTTCCTAATCAGTATAAACTTTAAATATCTTGCATTATATTTATTCAATATAATGCAAGATATATACTATCAGATTTTAATATTGGCTGATAGTCATATAAGGACCAAGCACCCATGTTAATCCTCGAGTTAATTAACACGCTGTAAATGTCAGTACACCAGCATCCCCAACTGCATATCCCAATTCTAATATTCAGCTGTGTATACAAAAATAATATATAACCTAATACTTTTAAAATACGCTTAACTAATAATATCACATGGGTTAGGCGTTTCTACACATATATGAACCGTTGCTTGATCATCCATACTCGCATACATTTTTACTATATCGTATACCTTGTTCTGATGTACAAAATAATTCATATACAAATTATAGTTACAGTTAGGTATATTCTCTGGAAATACTGATGATGCATCTACCCACTCCGATTGATGCTCTTTAGCATATCTCCACCCAGTATCAGCTGGATGTTTCTTTATATATTCATTCGATATTAAACAAAAATAAGATTTCATCATAATTAATTCTATTCCTTTACATATGGTATTATTTTTCTGTTATATGGTTAAATAGATAAGAAACTGATCTATAAACTATAAAATATTAAGGTGGTTATTATATGAACATTTTTTATTCGATTATGAGTATTATGTATTTGATATTGGGGTTATTTGTAGTTAATAATATATGTACCCTATTTCATAATATTGCTAAAAAATATAATGAAGAAAGTAAATTTATTGAACTTCAAAGGATTAAAGAAGAATTAAAACCAGTATCGAAAGAATTAGATTATTTAGATAAAGTAGAAGCTACAATAGGTTTATTAAATTTTATAAATGTATTAATAGATAATGAAATCAATAATATGATGACATCACTAAGTAAAATAAATTCTAAGTATGAATTAATTAAATTAGATGAGGATGCTAAACAGATTGCTACTAATATATTCCAAGCAATAGCTAAAGATAATACATTTATAGAAAATAATCTAATAGTAACTAATGACTATGTTATGAAATATATTACAGATGAATCTATAATTAAATTACTTGATAAAGCTACTAAATATAATAGTAAAATATCATTAGTAGTTTAACTACTGATATTTCTCTGTATTTTAACACTAATATAAATGAATATATAAAGAAAGGCAATTTAAAGATATGATAAACGATAATCTTATGGGATTTATGTATATATCTGAAAGCGTTTCTGATAATCCTAGAGTGTCTAATATGAATACAAATAAATCTGCTGATTTATTCTATATTACATTTGATACAAATCTTCAGGATTTTGATGTAGAAAATAGAAATAAAAGATATTATGATGCTAGTAATGTAATGGAGTGTATTAAATGCGAAAAGATACAATCACTTCTAAGAACTGGTGGTTGGTTTGGTGAATTTGCTCATCCAATGCCTACTACAACAGATGAGAAGTTATCTGCAGAAAGAATACAAGATGTACCTCCAGAAAAGAGAGCATTTAAGATAATGGAACCTAAATTAGTAGGAAATGTACTTACAGCTAAGATACAGTCAGCCCAAGGTCCTGTTGGAGAAGGGTTTGGTAAAGAAGTACTTGCTGGTTGGATTCCTCAATTCTCTGCTAGAGCTATTGCTCAGATGGTAAATAAGAATGGTAAACCATATGTAATGATGAAGAGATTGATTACATATGATGCACCTTGGTTCCCATCACATGCAGTTGCCCACGCTACATCTGCTCCTAAGGTTACATTAAAAACTTTTACAGAATCTGTAGCATCTCCTACTGATGTTATTAATGGAATGACAATTCCTCTTAAGGAGATATTAGAAGAGGCTAATAAAGATTCTAATGTAGAAGCAATAATGGAAGCATTTGATTTAAATATTTCAAATATAGTAGGATTTGATTCTAAGAGAAAGCACACTATTATCAGAGATGAGAATAATGTAATATATGCAAATATAAATCCAAATACAGTAAAAAAAGTTAATGACTTTTATAATTCATTTAATATATAAAATAACTAGAGATAAGATATATTTCAATCTTATCTCTAGTTAAATATTTTATTTGGTAACGAAATCTATAATATCATTAATATCTAATTTCTCTAATTCTTCTTCAGTTGGTCCAACTAAATATTTAGTATTCTTTAGAGTATCAATTACTTTAGATTTTAATACATCATTAGTGATTATTGGTTCCTCCTTATATATATTCTGTATTATTTCATCTACTCTTTCTATAATAAAGAATTTATAATTACTACAAAGAATAGTTTTATCTTTTAATGTATGAGTAACTAAGTTACTATCATTAATAGGACCAATATAATCATCATCCATAAAATCTATTTCTATTCCAAGTTCTTTTAAAGTAACATTGAATATTTCTGCTACTCTTGATGTATATTTATTATCTATAGTTCTGATTCCATCTTCATCAAACATCGACATTACAATATCTTTTCGTCCTTTAATAGAAGTTCTATACAATGCGTGGAATACTGCTAGGTCTTCTGGTAATACTGCTATAGAGAAATTAAGAGTTTCAAATTCTCCAAATCTGATACATGATGAAGAAGCCTTTTCAAGATGAGCTTTAGATTTAAAACTTCTTGATGGTAATCCTTTATCATCAATAGCTCCAGTACTTCTTGCACTAAATCCTCTTTTATCAGAGTGCTTTAGTTTCATACAATACATTTCACCAACTATAGATGGAGTTAATACTTTTTGCTTTTTACCCCATTTATTGATATATAGTATATCTCTCTTAATAAACGGATATTTCTTCATCAAATCAAGACATCTATAGAATATAGGTTTTGTTTCCCATAGTGGAGTTTGATGTATGTATATACCATCATATATTGCATCTTGAATATATTTCTCTTTATCTTTTTTATCTAAAGATTTATAATACTGATGCATCTCATCTTCTTGAGTCTCATTCCAAATCCCTATATAATCAAATAGTAACTTCTCTTGTTCTTTGATACTTTTCATCTCAGATAACTTAGCTCTTATTTTACGAGAAGCAGAATTTATAAACATCTCATACAATGGCATTGCAGTAGTTCTATTTATAATACCTAACATATTAAGAATTAAATCTACTCGTCTACCATCCTCAGTTATTGGCATATCTTCATCTTTTCTAACTACTGCAATAACTGATTTATTACCAAACCTACCTGTTACTTTACTACCCTTAGATAATGGAGCTTTTCTCATAATAGTAATTTTGATATTCATATTATCATATATAGAATCTTTTTCTCTCCATCTCTTTTCGGTATCTACCATCTCTAATGCTCTCTTATATACATAATCTAATTCATTAGTATAATTAGCTCCAGAGTCTCTTATTTCTTCACATATATCTATTATCTCATTATAATATTTATTCTGTGAATCAATATATTTATTTATCTGCTGATAGAATGGTGTTTCATCTCTTTCTTCAGCATTATTATATATAGTAATATCTACTACCCTACTATTATTACCAATATAATATACATTATCACTATCTAATATAGTATTAAGCATATCTGATTTAAAATCAAATAATGTCTGTTTATTAAATAACCTTCGTGATACGGCTATTCTACCAGAACAGAATTCTCCTAAATCAGGTATTACTTTATAATGCTTTTTATCTCCATATAAATTTAATAAATAATCATTATTATTTAAATTTATATTTATTACCTCTGAATCTATAGATGCAAATAATTCACATGCAGATTCAGAAGCAATAGCAGCATCTTCTGATGAGAAATCATCAAATGAATATGCTACTGTAACATTTTTACCATATCCATAATTCATATATTCATCATACGAAGTTGATTTATATAACACGTCTCCTTTATGTATATCATCACCTTCTTCAAGACTATCTATATATTCATTATTATATGCATAGCCAAATGCTTCAGTTAGGTCTTCATGAGTTTTTCTATGTATTACATCGTACTCATTCTTATCTTTGTTATATACAAACATTTCATATACAAATGGATTATCTGTAATATCATCAAACTTATATACCTTCTTATATACCTCATAATCATATTTAGCTTCTTTATATCCTGATGAATATTTACCAATTGTATTTTCATTATTAGTAAATAAATAAGGTACATCTGGATGTAATAAAGTCATACATTGCTTAATATGACTAGTAAACATATTTGCTCTCATGGAACTTACATAATTCGGATATGTAAGAGCAGTAATACCAAGTAGAGATGGTGAACCTGTTAATTCAGCATCAGCTTTCTTCAAAGAGTCTATAAGCGAAAACTTTTTAATTTTATCTCCCATTGTCAATCACACCTTCCTTAATTATATTTCTATGCCATATTCTGTATTAGTTTATGCCTTGCCTCCCTTTCCTTTTTTACTTGAAAAGTAAATTGTATTTGTTCCCTAAAATCTTTAAATCCCAACTTATTATAAGAGTAATTAGGATTACCACTATCTACATTATTAATATACATATCGAGTTCACTATCCGACCAATATCTCAATGCCTTATACATATAATCGAATTCTTTACTTCTTACATCATTATCTACTTCCCGATATTCTGTATCATTCTTATGAGATTTCCAAAAATTATTACAATATTCTCTATATTCATTCATTACTTTATCTTTATCAACATCACCTATATTAGACTCAACTAAGTACATATCCATCAATAAGTTAATAAATTCTTTACTTGTAATATACTTACTATCAGAAATAACTCCTCTAAACTTTCCAACTTTTAATTCAGTACTAGTAAATGTCTGTATACTATATGGAATGATATAAGACACTAACCCGTTACTTAATTTAATAGGAACTTCTATAGTTACTTTTTTATTCCTCATAGAAGTAATAGGCATTGCCTGTACGAACTTATTAATATTTTGATTATTTGATATGATAATATAGTTGTGACCACAATCCGATGTTGAACTTGCATCTCGTAATGTATAAATTGAACCAATTAAATTCTGATTCACATTCACTGTTTATTTTATCCCCTTTCTATAATTATTCAAATAGCTTCTAATAGATAATATATATTAGAAGCTATTTAATAGTTTCTACATTTATAGATTATAGAAATCTAATTCCTCATCAGCTATTTCCATTTCTTCTGGAGTAATACCTGATAGATTTTTCTCTAATAGAGGAATTACATTATCTTTCATTATCTTAAATAGCTTAGGATTATTTTTAAAGTCTTGAGGCATATTTGCTAAAGTGAATTTTTCATCTTTATCTGATAAGAAGTAATATCCATTCTTATTACCACCTATTAATCCCATATCTTTAGCATACGCAACAGTAGTTCTAACCATATCTATACCTCTTTCCTATACTTGAA